GCCGTTAGAAGCAGCACCGCCGTAGAACAAAGTTCTTAAAGAAGAACTAGCTATCTTGGTTTCAAAGTTATCGCATCTCCCTGTAGTAGAACTAGCTCCTGTTGCTTCTGATGGGATGAATGTACCCAAGTAAGTATCAGAGATAGCACCACCTTTTCTAGGTAATTGTCCTAATTCACTAAAACCTTCAGTAACAGTGTCACCATAATCAGCTTCGGTTTTTGCTAAGTATATAGTACTAGTACCACCATCTGCATCAGATTTAATATCAAAAATAACACCGTCAACATTCTTCCAAATGTGTCCGAATGGATTTTCTATACCTCTATATCTAGGTACTTTTACTTTTACTACATTATCTGGTTTGAAAGTAGAAGGTAAAGTATATTCAACTTCACCGGTTTTATTTCCAAGAGCATCACTAGTACCACAAGGAATAATTGGATAATAACTATTAAAAGTATTCCAATCACTACTAGTAACATTTGTAACACCACTACCTAAACCACCTTGTTTAAAACCGTCGTTAGATAAATTTTCATTAAAGGCTAACTGAGAATTCCAATTTGCATATTCAATAGAATACAGTAACCAAATAGTATTTGTTGCAAAGAAATCCAACATATTCCATTTAGTACCAGTAGCTCTATTTCTAGCATATTTTCTAAAGTTAGCTCTACTAGTAGCAGTTACAGGCATACCTAATTGAGTATTCTCTGCTTCATCTTTAGTAGCATCATTATTACCACCTCTAAAATTAGCAGTAGTATTTACTACAGAAGCAAGTTTTAAAGTACTAGTGTTAGTTCTATCTATAGTAGCTTCATAAGCAGATACATATTGCTTTTTAACCAGAGTATAACCATCTAATGCATATTCTGAAATACTCATACTATCTATACCATTCTTACTTTGGCATTTTACATAGAATTCAGGTATTTCAATCATTACCATACCGTCACTACCATCTTTCTTAATAGGTGTACCACCTTCATTAGCAGACCAGTCGTCTTTGAAATAATGATTTACTGTACCATCATCTGCTAAGGTGCATCCTCTCATCTTATTCTGAATTGGTAAAGTACGATGTAAATCTAAATTACCAATTCTAGCTAAAGTTGCATTCAATGAACCTGTTTGCCAAGATACACCATAAGAATAAAAGCTTTCAGCATTAGGTATATCATTAATTTCAATGTTAGTAGAATCTATTTCTACATAAGCTTTACCATCTTGCAATTTAACAGCCTTCTTAGTATCAGTAGATACAAAACCTGTTTTGATACCACCCAAAGTAGAATCAGAAGCAGTAGGCAATGTGTAGTTATTTGCATTAGCTGCAATACCAGCTAACTTGTTCTTTTCCGCAGTAGTATAATCATTAGTAGAAAGACCTTTACCAGATACTTTATCTACTTTGTTTTTAATGTCTGTTTGAAGCTGTTTTACATCTTCTTGCAATTCAGTAATATCGCCAGTGGCTTTACTGTTTACGTAAACCCAATCTTTACCATTAAAGTATTTCAGATCACCACCATTCGGGTTAGATGCTAAATCAGCCCAATACTTAACAGATGCAGGATTAGGTTTAATCGTACTTCCTAATATATCGTATTTATTATTGTATGTACTCATATAATATTAAAATAAAAAAGGTTGACTAAATAGCCAACCTTTGTGTTTTAGATTTCAATTTGTTTCTCCTCAGATGAGGGAGTTTCTATTTTAACCTCTGGACGAACAGTAGTTACATTTTGTAAAAGTTGCTTAAGCTCTTTCACTTCAGCTTTTAATTCATCAAGTTCTTTGAAATCTTTTGTCACATTGGTTGTTATGTCCGGAGTTGTATTAAGTAATTTTAAGATGTCTTCACATCTCCTCATCTCTTCATCGTATTTTAATACGCTTTCCTTTTTAACTTTGCAGTCATTATAGGATTGCTTAACCATATCTACAATTTGAGTTTTATCTGTAGCTATAGTAAGTCCGATGGTAGAATCGGTCATCATTGTTTTATCTTCAGATACTGACAGTTTCTTCTGCTCACCGTCACAAGAGATAACTAAATCTACAAGCTTACGCCTATTTTGCATAGGCATTGGGAATTGACCTGGTGGCAATGGTTCATCGTAGGGTTTTGATACACTTACTACTTTACCTAAACTGTATGTAGTACTCTTTTTAAAAGTACCTGTAATCTCGAGTACGTGTATATTTGTACCCGACGTTAACTGTGAGAATGTCATATCTTTAAGTTTAAAAAGATATGGGCAGGTATTACTCGCTGCCCATATACTTAGTTAATATATATTAGGCAGCTGGAGCTGCAGCCACAGTGTAATGATTCATAACCTGAATAACATTATCGCATTTATTGTAATAAACCCAATATCTGTTACCAGCAGAGATTTCAGAACCAACTAATGGTGTGCTATCTCCTTTTACTACAGGTATGTTGTTGTTATTTGAAGCAGTGCTTACTGAACCAGTAGTAGATACAAACACAGGAAGTGTTGCACTAGCAGTGGCAGGAGTATGTCTAACCTCTAATACAAACACACCTTCTCTAGGAAGTCTACACCACACTTTGGGACAGATACCCAGAACTGTAGATTCTGTTGAATCGCTTACGCTTATTGTATTGATTTTCGGTATTACTTGGTCTAAAATACGAACGGTATTGTTACGTCCAAAGTAAGGATTAAACATGAAAGGAAACATAATAACCTCCTTTCTTATTAAGCGCAACAGCTATCACCGTAGCCATAGCCGTAACCATAAGGGTTTCCATAACCTGTAAATCCACCATTACATCCATAAGGATTACATGTTAAATATGCAGGAACTGGACAAGGTTTAATCTGATTTACAATATTCTGAGTCTGCTGTTGAGTAATAGCAGAAGTTTGCAATGCGTTCTTTTCATCACGTAGAACGTCAATCTTATTCTGCATTTCTCTCATTTCTAACTGACAGAATTTATCATTGATAATCTGAGTCTGAGCATCTATCTTAGCACCAAGAATGTTAAATCTTGTAGCGTTTTCACTAGACAAGTTGCAGAATCCTGAAGTAATAGCGTTTTGCATCAAAGCAGCGATACCGGGGTCAATACCACCACGGTCTACAATTATTCTTTCGTTTTCTAACATAATGATTTATTTTTTAATTGATTTATTTATTTTGATAATTAGAAATATCTAACAGATGTGTTGCGAGAATCTCTGTCTCTTTTCATATCTTCTTCACGTCTATCTCTATCCATTCTATTTCTTTCAGGATAAGCATAACGATCAGAATATTCATATTCATCCTCTATTTCATATCTAGAGTAAGGATATGACATTCTACCAGAAGATCTTCTTTCTCTACCATATTTATAATCTGAATCATATTCACGATCATGAGACATATGTTCATATGCTTTATAATCGTTATCTTCATCATCACACATTATATAAACATAGTAATGCCACATCTTGCCTTCTGAGATGTCTTTGTCACAAATCCAAGCTTTGGTAAGTTCTGCAAAATGTTTGGTACTAGCTCCACCAGTTATTGCTACAACAGCTTTATAAAAATCCGAGTAGATCATATTCATGGCTACATACCAGTCCCATTTATTGTGTTTCTCTGATTTTAAATTTATGCCCATTTGATTGGCAACGGACGTTGTCTCTTCAACTGTCCAATGAGGACCTTTTGATCCATCCTCATTTTCCATGCCTTCTACTGCGTATCTGGCATGTTCCTCATCAAAGTGAGGACCATTTATAGCTTCATATACATTAGCACAGAGTTCTGATTTAAGTATTCTGAAGCCCTTTTCCAACAGATTATCTTCATGTTTATCCATAGCTTTACCCAATTTAGTTAAAGCTTCTGTTGGGGAAGGATGGCGTTTAATTTGATCTAATATTCTACTTAAATGCATAGTTTCAATTTATTTATTGATTAATATTAAATTGAAATATTTTGCAAATTACTTTGTAATTTTGATAACTCGAGTATCTAATACTCTTATTAAATCATTAGAATTGATAATTTTGTAAGATTCGACTTTATCTTTTTTAAAGTCGAAATGTATTAACCGTTGAAACCAGTTTTTATATTTCTTTCTATATACTTTTTCTTCGGTTATAAATAAATCTTGATGATTATATATCTCTGGAATACAGGTTATAACTGAATCTATTCTATTTATTTTGATTGTAGTCAATGGATTTGACTGAAGTTCTACATTGAAGTTTCTATCTATAGGTATTGTCTTTACTATAGTGTCTGTCAATACGGTGGACATACTCATTACTTCTTTTAACTTCTTATTCTTTATTTTAAGTTGATCTTGTGTTTTTGATAACTCTTGTATTAAACTATCTTTAGAATGTTTGAAATCTTCTATATTAAGTTTTAATACTCTATTTTCATTTTGTTTATTACTTAGGATCGATTGATAAGATTCAATATTATTACGAGCATCTCCCAACTCTTCATCCAGTTTATTTACTTTGTTTCTTAAGACATAATTGGATATTCCTAAGTAAGTTATAATGGTTATTATCAATACTCTAAGATAATTCATATCATTTAATCTTTTTTACTAGTTTCTTAATCTTTGGTAAATCTTCTTTGTCAATTGTAATATCTAGATATTTTTCACCTTTTTTCTTCAAGAATTTTTCAAGTAAGTTCCACGGTCCAGTGGGATCTAAAGTGTGTAAGTTTTCAATCATAGACCATAACTCAACACCTGCAATCAATCCCGCAAAACCTTCCACAAGATGTGCATTAAACGACGTAAGAATATACTGGTCTACTAAATGACCGCAACCAATCATTAAAGAACTGAAATACAATTTCTTGAGGGTCGCCCAAGCTTTTCTTGATTGTATCTTATCATTTTTACTTAGGGAAACTCTGATTCCTAAAATCATATCAATGATAATTAATATGCCTACAGCAACAATAGGAATCCAAATTGGTAAAAAGAATGTGCTTATAGCACTGGCTAAGGTAGTACTAACACATGTAAAAAATTTAATTGGACCATCATTTATTAGTTCTTTAAAATAATTCACTGTAGAAACACTTGAGGCTTTTATTATAATATCATTTATATATCTAAACATGATTGAAGATTCGTAAAACTTTGAAAAAACAAAACGCTAGACAATCTAAAAGAATGCTAGCGTTCTGAAAATTATATGATACTTAGAGCTTGATATATAAAGTAAACGATTATATTAAATAAAGGTTCCTCTTATAAAGAGGACTATTACATACCTAATAGCGGTTATTAAATTATCCGTTCTTTGAAGGGAAGAAGGGTAAAAGGTAAAACTATACAACTGCTATTTTTAACTGGTTGAAGAGATTTTCCATCTTGCCAATAAAGAGCCGCGTTATTAGTAGGTCCAAACTGGGTACATGTTTGAATATATTGGCTCCCCCATAAAGAAAGACCCAATGTACTCAAAATCTCTTCCACCTGTGTTTTGTAAGAATACAAAGTAGTTACTTCACTAAATGAAGGTAAATATCCACTCTGCCCATTCCCAAACGTATATGTCTTAGCATATTTTGCCGCAAGTGCGTTGTTAATTCCTAAAGTAGATATTATCACATCAGTGTAAATAAACCCATGTGTTGCTTTACTTAAGTTTGAGATTGATATACCAGAACTTAACAACGGTACATTGGGAATCAAAGTGTCTCGCCTACCAAAAGGATAGCTTCTGCTACTTATACCCGTTGCTACCATAAACGAATCAGTATCAGTTGAAATGCCTATACCACATACAGCAGACACTCCTTTACCAGATGATGCCCATTCTTCTTTTGTGTAACGATTGTTATCCTTATCATAAATATATATACCATTTGGAACAGGATTGTATTCATAGGTACAGAAAGGACGAACCATCTGAGAACCAGTTTTAGACTTTCCGCTTTTTGTACCATTAATCCAATCAAAATTCCAGGCATTAGCTGAATCGTATTGTGTCGAAGTCCAGTATGGATCACTACTCAATGGATCTGAACCGATTGTCGTATTTATTGAAGCGTCGATCTTAACACGGTTTGATTGAGCTACACTCCACTGTCCACAAGAAGGCAAGAACCAAGAATTTGTACCAAATCCTTCTGTAGAATAAGCTGCACACTGATGCGCCGCCGTGCTTTCCGTTGGTTTTGTAAGTATGATATTATAAGAATTTGTCTTACCTGCGAAGTCACACGCGGCTAAAGATTCACTTGTTTCAGTTACTACATCAGAAATAATGCCTAATGTCTGTGTCCAAAACGCCACGTTCACATTTTGCAAAGCAATAAAATCAAAATCCTTGCTTCTTACATCAGTAATGACACCGACACAAGTTTTAGTACTGTCCAATTCAGTTGACCACGTTTTGTCACTATATACAAAATCACCTATTTGAGGACGTGAAAGAGTCTCTACTGGCCACACTTTAGTATTACCCAAATACATGGCTTTTACTTCGGTAGTACCAACATACGCATTTTTAATATCTTTATTAGTCATAGTTAACCTGTTATTATATAAAGTGTATTAGAATCCTTAACGGTAAGTTTATCATATGCGGTTTGAGTCAATTTTATTATATTGGTTACAGTGTTGCTGGTTACAGGGGTGCCTACGGAATTTATGTATGTAAGTTCATAACTGTTTGAAGAATCTTTTATAATGAGAGCGACTTGACCAACCTTTTTTGAACTCATAATAGAGTAATAATAGTCATAAAAAGTAATATTGGATACTATGTTTATATTATTGCTTGCATCATAATTTAAAAACGCTCCAAAAATAGGTTCGCTTGTGCCAGATGATCCAAATTTACCTGGTTCTGCTTTATCGTAATTTATAAAATACATGTAATCGTTATTTGGAGTTATCTTACCATCAAAAGCAGATACAATTGCATTATACTCTTGTGCTGTAACTGTAGTTTTGTTCTTATCCTCAAACTTAATAGCATTAATAGCATCAAGAATATTGTTCTGCGTTTCTTGTGGTAATACTACGCTACTAGTTGGTATTGCTTTGTATTGACCGTTATCGGAGAGGTATTTTGTACCGGAGCCAGTATTTTGTAAACTTTGTCGATTAGATACCGAAGTATAGGTCTTGTTACTCTTATTAATAATTACGGTTGTTACCATTAATCCTATAGAGTGATCACCGGAGTCTACTGTTAAAAAATTTGTTATAATACTATATGTTTCAGTAGAATTACTAATTGTTATCGGGCTAAATCCATCAGGATCCGTTTCAATTCTTGCTGTTGTTATTCCTTTGTTTACTGCATCAACTATCTTTTGATAGTTTTCATCTGATAATGTACCACTTTCACTTGGAAATAAAGTTGTTAAGTCAAGATACTGATTGCTAGCTATAATCTCTGACCATTGCTTATTTTTCCTACCATATGTTTTACCATCTGAAGGCGCATCAGGAAATTCTTCTATACCGTAATTGGGTAGTTTTACCCACTCTCCATCTTTCTTTATTTTTATTGTACCCATATTATACTAAAGTTACATAGTTATCTACTAAACTTGACAAATCATGTGAAAGTGGTATTTCACTATTCCTAATACATAAATACACTTTACTATTTTGTGTATAATATTTATCCTTAAACAATTCCATAGGTGGTGTATAAGGTATCGGATCTTCTAATGTACCAGCATGATCTTTATCAACCACTTTATACAAAGATGCTGTATCTACTCCAGGAATCCAATTTTCTTGTAACGTATGATCCTGTATTACTTCATACAATATATCTGAATTATTTGTTACTACTCTAAATCTAAAACCCTTAGTAACAGAAGTACCATAAGAGGCATCTCCTTTTCCCCATACAGGATAAAGTGTTTTCATTTCTAAAGCTTTATCCGCAGTAAGTACTGAAGTGTTAATTATAGTTTTAATAAAGTTAATAGCTTGTGCTTGTTCATTGTCAAATTGTCCTGTATTGACTACTGTCTTTATTTCATCATAAGATGGATAATGATTAAATACATGTTCATTGTATTTATAATGAATAATATCATCTTCAGTTTCCTTATCCTTATCTACTTGAACGTCCCATCTTACTGCCCATTCATTTAAACCTAAGTATTCAACAGAAATAGGGATGCTATTACTATGTGCAATTCTTGTCATAGCCTAATAATAAAATTTTAAGTTCTTTTATACTATAGTTTATTATAGGTTTATCCATTAAACCCAGGCTCTAACGCCAAAAATTCATCTTTTGTTTTAACTACGATCTTACCATAAAAACCTAACCGCGAACCGATATCCGAACGCACATACGAAGAATCAGAAGCAGCATCCGAAAAGAAGACCCCGCATTGAGACTCAAGGTCCGAACTACCCGACCGCATAAAAACTCTGTTACCTGTATCATGATAGTAATAGTCTGCATAATATGTAGTATCTGATCCTCCTGTAGTGTTGCTTGGCATAATATCAGCGTATTCTCCGTGAGCAATGCCAACAATCCAACCATTAGAAGAGGAAGCAGTAGTATTAGATTCAGTAGGGCCAACAATTTGTCTTACGTTTGTATATCCTGCAGATGTTAAACCTGAAATATCGGTATTTACTTTAAGACCTCCATCGTACACTATCCATTGTCTAGCAATAATATTAATCCCTTGTACGAATTCAAATTTACCATAGTAACAATCCTCAAGACCTAAGAAATTACTACTATCATTAAACGTTCCATCCCTATCACCTAACGATATTGTGTTACCTGTCACACTACCCCAAGAACGTGTACCACCAGAACAGGGTATACTACTATTATCTGCACTTATATTAGTATTACCATATTTAGCACAGAATAAATTAGCAATAGTTTTATGGGCTCTGTAATCAATCAATCCCCAGTTACTCCCATTAGCTTGTGCTTGATTGAAAAAAGTTTCTATAGTTTGCTCTCCTGTACTAACAGTTAATTTCCTACTGGTTAATTTGCCATCAGTATTATATGCTTCAAATACACCAATTAAACATTCTCTCTCCTCTTTATAATTCTCATTAATCTTTTTTTCAGATATATATAATTTATATTTGTTTACTGCTGCGCCAGAGTTATCCATTCTATAATAATACTTAGGGAAATGAACCATATAATATACATAATGGTAAGCCCCAGTAGGGTTAACCGTAGAACCATCTTCCCATTTATTACTATTTGTTGAACCAAGATAAGCAATAGCAGCAGAACCATCATTCTGAGGTAATGCTAAACATCTTTTAAATTTACTAGTAAGACTAGTAATAACATCTAAATTACCACCTCTTTCTAGTGTAGTAGTACTTGCGGATTTATTGAATTGAACCCACATAGCATAAGTTTCTTCTGCTAGAATCTTATAAGCTAGATTAACAGTTATATCTGAATACTCAGTTCCAGTATTTCCAGTCTGAATCTGTGGAGTATCATAGTTAGTTACTTCACTACCTTGGAAACGATACTCATAATTTTTAGGTAAAATAAAATCATGTGTACCTAAACTAAGTGGATGTGTCCACATTGCAGGAGTTAAACCCACTACAGGAGTAATTGTACCTTCATCTGCTGTAATATTTAAAGTCACTTTAGTACCATAGTAAACATACAAAACATTCTGTGTAATACCTGTTGCTGTATGCGTCTCCTCCTCTGGAATATCGTATTTCCTATAAGTGGTATCTGTATTCACTATTACTTCCCGACCAGCAACAGTAAATTGCTTACCAGTTGGTACATTAAAAGTATAAGTTAAATTTCCTGATAATGATTTAGTTACTGCACCTGATATTGAAATACTAGCATTATCTACAAATAATGTAGGATTATTACTAGTAACAGTAAGTGTAACTATTGTAGTATTATAAGTTAAAGTTACATTTCTAGTATTACCTGCTGTAGCTGTAAACGATTGTACTTCTGGAGTAGAATAGTCTGTAATATCACTGCATGTGATAGTATAATTAGAATTCACAGGAACAGTAATACTAAGTTCAGTTCCTTCCCATGTCAATTGCTTAGAAGTATTTTCATATGCCACAGTGATAGTGACACCATTAATATTAGAATCTGATGGTTGATTGCTTGCAACAGTTATTTTAACAGTTTCATCTTTAGGTGCTGCTTCTACTTCTACCCATGTTCCATTCTGTCTAGCATACTGTTTACCATCTTTAGGTGCTGCTTCTACTTCTACCCATGTTCCATTCTGTCTAGCATACTGTTTACCATCTTTAGGTGCTTCTGTAACTACTAATTCATCAAAAGTGTTATCTGATAAATCAATCCATACTTCTTGTTCACCATCAGGCTGTGTACCTTCACTTACATATACTTCATCGGATATATCAGATTTTAAAGCATATTCACTGCCCTGTTTACCATCAAGTAAGTCGGCATCTAAACCACTACCAACTCCATCCACTGTCTTTACTTTGGATAATACATCTGTAGCAGTATATGCAGAAGAATCTAATTTTGTATTAACCTGAGTAGTAGTAGCATAACCTTTTGCAGTTAATTCAGTTTCAGTTACATATTCTTCAGGTACTGAAGTAAGGTAATTGCCTTTTGGTTGATAAGTACTAGCTGCATCAGTCTTAGTCAAATACCCATTAAGGTCTACTGTTTCACTTAACTTATCCCAATCTGGAGTAGTTGAAGTAGCTACATAATTAGCCCCTGTATCTTCAAGATTATACACGTCACCGATACTTACATTTTCAGCAGGTAAGGCATTATAATTAGCTACAGAACCTTTTACTCTATATACTGAACCTACAGCAGTATTAATCTTTTGATCTATTTCTTCTGATGTTGGTAATCCAGTAAGTTTATTAAATCCTTCAGCAGTGATTAAACCTGCAGCAGAAGTTGTAGCTGCTGGTATCTGTATTACTTTAGATTGAGTATTGCCGTTAGAACCTGTTGATTCATTCTTAAAGGAATATGTAATACGACCAAATTCAGCTGTGGGAACCATGTTATCGGCCATATTTACAACATAACCGTTAAGTCTTGCTAATTTACTTTTTTCAGCTGAAGTAAAATCAGTAGAACTTAATCCTTTTCCTTCTTCCTTGTCTACTTTGGTATCTAACTTACTGTCTACATAAGTCTTATCAGCTTTACCAGAGATTTGTTCAGTAACATCTACTGCTGCGACAGTATCATCAACGTACTTCTTAGTAGCAGGATGATAATCTGTAGTAGGTGTATATGTACTAGTATTACTTTTGGATATGTATCTACTATCATGATTATGACTAGTAATATCCCCAGTAAGCACAGCTTCTACATTCTGTTTAGTTACAGAAGCATCACTACCTGGGTCTCCTTTCTCTCCTTTTTCACCAGGATCACCTTTTGGACCTTGTTCCCCAGGTGCACCATTAGCTCCTGGTTCACCTTTAGGACCAGGTTCTCCCTGTTCTCCCTTAGGTCCTACAGGCCCCTGTGGTCCTGCTGGTCCTTGAATACTACCTACGTTACTCCATTTAGGATTTGATTCAACATTACCGTTTTCCCCTACGTATACATATAGATTACCAGAAATTAACCAAGCATCACCGGATACTCCTTCCTGTGGTAATTCTGTTTCAGAATCTAATTCTCCTTTAAGATTTAACCCTGAACCAGTATCACCTTTAGGTCCCTGTGGACCAGTTTCCCCTTTTGGACCTTGTGGTCCTTGTTCTCCCTGATCGCCTTTTTCCCCTTTGGGACCAACAGGTCCTTGAATACCTGGCTCTCCTTGTTCACCTTGAACACCTTGCAAACCTCTTTCTCCTTGTAATCCTTGAGGTCCTCTTTCACCAGTAGCCCCTTTTTCTCCTGTATCACCCTTATCTCCTTTAGGCCCAGTTTCACCTTTCTCACCTTTCAAAGAGATTAACCATTCAGCTTCTGTTCCTTCAAAACCATGCTGTACTGCTACTTGATATGCTGATAAACCTTGAATACCTTGTGCACCAGATAAGTCTGATATGAATTTCCATTCAGTATCTCCTTTTAGATACAATCGAGAATCTTCTTCATTTTCAACATCACCTGTATCAATCATTACAAATTGTCCTATCTTTACTTCAGGATTATTGTAATCATCTTCCATAGCTTGGATTGAAGGGTATGTCTTTACAATAGTAAATGCGTCACCAACCGCATTGATACCACTATCTTGATAAGTATCTTTTACATAATCATAGATGTACCAATTACCATCTACAATCTTTGGTGGATTCTGAAGTACTTCTTTTGAGTCTTTTACAGCTTGTTTAGCATCTTTAACTGCATTAGGTACTTCTGCAAGCATTCTACTAAAATCTTCTTCAGTACCTGTATACCCATGCCCTATAGCATAATCATAAGCACTTCTACCAAACGCTGTATAACCACTATCAACATACTCATTATATGCAGAATCAAATACCCACCAATTACCGTTTTCTCCAATAATTGGACTTTTACCAGAAGCAGGTATACCTGTGTCACGATTATCTATCCACCAGTTACCATTAGAACCAATGAAAGGAGCAACAGCATCTTCACTAGTAGCATCTGTTAGTTTAACCCAAGACTTAATATCAGGATTATATACTTTAATTACTTTTCCTTTTGAATTTGCTCCCAAGTCTATCCAGTACCCAACTTCATTAGAATTGGGTACCATATAGCTTGCAAAGAATTCATAATATACGTTATTCTTTATCATGTTATTCTGTAATATACGGGTTAGCTTCTTCTATTTCTAACACAGCTTGTTTCCATTCATTATAAGCTTTAGCTGCTGCCTCATCTTCTCCAAATTCTTTATATTTTATATATGCCATGTATAATGGATCGCTTTTACTAATATAAGCGTTTTCTCGTATTTTGCGTATTCTTTCATTTTGAGAAGATTTCACTGGCGTTTTCATATAGTATACGGCCATTGGATCATCTACTACTTCATCCATGTATTTGATATAAAAATCTCTTTGGTCGTCGTTTAAAAATAAATAACGATCATCTTCTGTAAGTTCTTCTAATGATTTTACTTCTTTATCACTTAAATAAGTTTTAAAAAAATCAGCATCTATTGAACCTACTCCGTTCTTTGTAATATAATATAGTTCCATATTCTAATACGAAAAAAATGCAACATTAAAATAAGTTAAATCATGAGCATTGCCATCAGTATCAAACCAATGGATATCAAAATGATCAGAATATCTAGGACCAATTTGATATAAACCTCTAAAGCCACTAGCTATATTTGTATTTGGATTATCAATAGAACACAATACAACATAATTAGTACTATGTGCACCTGATAATGTAAATCTAAATCTACCTGTGGCAACCCTAGAAGGAGACATTCTAAGTTCCTTAGTAGTAAATAAATATCCAAATGATGCACTAGACCCAGTCCAGTTACATCTACCTGCACACTTCAATCCGGGTATTGAGAAATTACTAGAATCAATATTTTGAGCAATTAAAGAAGTACAAGTAACGTTTCCAGTAAATGTACCATTTGTTGCTACCATACTACCATTATCAAGTACTCTAAAAGGAGCAGATGTTCTATTACCATGATTTGTACCTGCCCAGATTCTTACGGAGTCTGAAGAAGTTCCCACCCCAGTTAATCCTGCTCTAGAACTGCTAGAACCATCTCCTACTGTAATGATACCATCTGCCCATAATTTTAAAGGAGCTTTTGAGTTTGTGATTTTAGTACCACCAGAAGAAATAGCACCTTTATTTGAACCAGTACCTGCTGCTAAAAATGGAGTCATACCATCTGTAGATGGATAGAAACACACTACATCATTTGTTGATCTAAAATAACTACTAGAAGCTGGACTAAAGCGCCATCCACCAATTGTAGCTTCTTCAGCAAATAACAAACCGGTTGCAATATTCTCAAATGAATTTAATGATTTCCATTCAGAACTAGACCAACCCGGTGTAATTGTAGCTTTATTTGCCATATAATATACTCCATCTCTTTTTACGACATCTACCAATTCTGCTGTTTTATAATAAGTAGCATCCTTATTATATTCTCCTCTAAAATTTAATGCTGGGCCTGGATCTCCAGCAGGGCCTTGACCTCCAGGAGATCCTTGTGGTCCAGCAGGACCTTGTGGACCAGTCTGCCCATCTTGTCCATCTTTACCTGATATTTTTGTAGGTAATGTCCACTGTTCTCCAGACTTAAGTAAACCGGTTTCTCCATCAAATAAAGCAGTACTTTTCCATATAGCATAACCGCTTGCAGAAGGAGCATCTACATACCAGTAGTTACCATTACTATATGTGCCGCCTGAAGTAGGTCTAGATGTCATAGAAGGTCGATTTGGTTGAGACTCGTTAGATCTACAATAAATAGATACTTCAAAATCACCAGGAACTCCACCTTTGGCTTTTGTAATAGTAAAATCACACACATCTACTACCGGAGAAGCTGAAGAAGCAGGTACATGAAATTCTACTTTAAATACTGTACTATCAAAACTATTACCCAATCTAGCTACAGTAAGTTTATTATTGTTTGTATCAATAGATAATTGATTTTGAGTATTGTTATCTAAATTAGTATAAGTTATAGTATATTCACTATTCTCTAATTTTCTAGTACCTTGATATAAATAATAATTAGTAGAAGCTTTTGCTAATTCTGATGATTCTACTTCTCCTAACCAATTAGCAGCTACTGTATGAGCTTCATTGGTTAATACTCCCCTATATGGACTTTCTCCATCTTTTCCATCATACAATTTATTAATTGTTAACATATCCTGATATACGGCTCCACCTAAAGCAGAAGTACATTCTACTTTAAAAGTTACCTCGTTAACAGAATTGTTAAAGTATGAACCGTTTGGTGATACTACTAAAGTTTCTGTAATCTCATTTTCAAGAAGATTCCAGTTATCCGTACCTACGATTTTCCAATACCAGGAATAGGTAGGAGACTCAATTCCATATGAACTAGCATATAGAGTTATTTGTGATGGACTAACTAAACCTTCTTTATCGTACTTAAATACCTGCTCTCCTGATATTAATACATAACAAGCATCAACTCCATCAAACCCATTCTCACCATTTTGTACTTTATTAATCCATAAATCCTTAGTAAAGGACATGGAACCGATGTTAACTGTTAATCGTATTCTAGCAGAAGGTGATCCTAAAGTATTTAATGTCACTTTGTCACCATCCACAGTAACAGTAGCTATACCTTCAATAGTTTCTGCTGTTATACTATCAATATATAATTGGTTTGTTCCCTGATAAGCATACACGTAAGTATACACATCAGTAATGGTGATTTGGGGGTTATTACCAGACGAATCATAAGGTACTGTCATATTACCATTACTCAGGTCTATATAGAAAGCATCTTCTCCAGTTGCACCATCTCCAAGTTTGGCTACCTGAGTTTCATCATAAAAACTTTCTTTACCATTAACTACGGTACAACGTACTACAAAATTTCTAAGATCACCAAACATATCAGGACGTACATCCAATGCTTGAGAGGTACCTATTGTTTCATTTGTGTTTCTATTTACCCAAGTAAACACAGGATTTTCTATATTATAAGTATTACAATATAGTGTAATTACAGATGGTTTAGGAGTACCTTCAAAGTTAGGATTATCATACATGAATAATCTTTCCCCAGTAATTTCTACCCATTTAGCTTTATCTGCACCAGCGGCACCTTGCTCACCTTTTTCTACTTGCAATAACCACTCATCATTTTCTTTACTAGGAATACTAGTAGTTTGAGTAGCCATGCATAACCACAATGAACCATTATACGATACTCTATCATAATAATAATACGTAGTACCAGCTATAAATTGTCCTCTATCGATGGGTACTCTTATAACATCTCCATTACTAGATACTTGAGATAAAGTACCAACAAATCTACTATTTTTACCTATAACTGTACGATCTTTGCCTACTAAATTAAAATCGTCAATATTATCATATAAAGTAATACTAGGTCCTTCTGTGCCTCTAGCAGATATCATAATAGCAGATCTACGATCTTCATTACCGGGGTATCTATTACCTAACTGAATAATTTTATCTTTGGGTTCAGGAATAGAACTACCTGGTTCACATACAGAATCTGATAAAACCACATAGTCAGTACCTACTTCGGATACCATGCGCCAATATCTTTTAACATTCTTACCATCAAAGATTTGACATATAGCTTGATCGCCTTCAACAAAAGGATTTCTTACAGTACCATCTTGAGTATCAAATGTACACTTGTAATCATTATCTGGAGTAGTAGTAACATCTAGTATTTCAAGATCAGCAACTGAAACTAATATATCTCCACCAGTAGCTTTTATTTCATTTACTAGAAGTTCATTAACAGTCATTCTACCTCTAACAAACAAATCATCTACTTCAAACTTCCATCTGCCATTAATCGGATATAAAGAGGCACCTTCGCCTAGAAAACCTTCTCTAAATGTTTGACCTCCTTGTATTCCTTTTAGAAACTTGATATAACCATTTGCTGTATCGTCAACCTTTTTAGATATATAGTTTAAATCAGATCTTCTAGCTGAATATAAATTACTATCTGTAGGCTGAGTGTTGTCAGTACTAGTGATCATATATTTTGTATCACCACCTATACTACCTTCTACAGATTTAATTTTACCTTCTAATTTTGATAAAGCTTGATTTAACGTATCTGTAGTAGTTAAATCACTAGTATCCCCATTATAATAGTACCCTGATAATGGAAATATGGTACTAGTAGGTTGTGTATGAAAACCAGGTGCTTCACCACTACCACCACCATTTGCAATTAAATCTGCTAATGCTGTAATGATGTTTTCATCTTCAATCAACCTATTTAATAGGTTTTGTAATTGTTCTTTAGTAGACTTATCATCAATAGTATCTATCCAACCCTGTACTGTATCATTAACTTCAGTTAAATCTTTATCGTGTTTATCTTCAAGAGTAATGATCTTATTGTTTAGTACATCATAGTAACTATTAATATTACTACTTAGATTATTAGTAACATTAGTATCTCCTTCTACTATCTTGTTGGATAGATCTACATAATTATTATCTACTTTGGTATCAAGATTAGCTACATCTTCTTCAATTCCATCTACTCTCTCATTAGTAGCAAATGTACCAGATAAACTAGTTTCAAAATCATCTTTATGAATTATCTTATTAGTTTTATCTTGTACAAGAGTTAGAATATCATTATCTTCAAAAGATGTAGTAACCTCAAATTGTGATATCTTTTTATTCATATTACTCTTGAATTATATGTTCTTCTACTTCTGTTAATATACAATCATCGTCGATATCTTTTTCTGGATAGAAATTAATTTGTTTTTTTAAACAACACATACATTCTATAATTTTATCTACATCTTCCTGAGTAATAGGAAAATCTTCATCATCTACTTTAGTACTAGCCCAACTAGATAATTTGTCTAAATGCAACAATAATACTAAATTGGTAATAGAAACTCTATCCAGTTTTGCATTGTACTTAGTAGACTGATTAACTAATTCCCCAACCTTATTTACATAATTCACAATATCCATCTTTACAATTTTTACAGTCATTAATAGTACAATTGCATGTTCTCATATCAAGCAAGTTAAGCATTTCTTTATAATATCTATCTGCATCTTCTGTAAAGTCTAATGCTATAGCATTTTCATATAAAGTTTTCTTGAATAAGAACATCATGATTTTATCTTTCATCTTGTTATCTAAGCAGTTATGACAGTACTTTGTAAGTAATTTTACTTCTGCATAATACAAGCTATCGTTTATGTCATTCATATCAATCGTATATAAAAAGAAAAGGGATTAGGGATAACTTCCCCAATCCCTTTCATGGTTAAAAATTAATTAAATCCTTATTCAGATACTTCTGCACCAGAAATGAAAGATTTAATCATATTCACAAATAATTTATTTGTTTTGATCTGATCTTTTACAATGTACATTTCAACTGCCAGCGGAGTTGTTTTAATATATTGATTATCGTCAGACAGATATTTATTATCCCATTCCATTGTAATAGTATCGTATTCTGCACTCAAATCAGATCTAAATTCCGGAGCAATATAAGGATAGATACCATTAGCTCTATGAGTAATACCTCTGTAGCCCATTGCTGCATCTTCACGATCTCTTACAATGTAAGCGTTACCCTTACCCGGGGTACCTTGAGTCTTAGCAATTGTCAGATTAGAAATCGGATACATTACGTTGCTCAGTAAACCAGAAGGAATCGTTGTCCACATGAAAGCTTCTACAGATACCTGAGTATAACCATGATCCAAAGTAATACCTTCATTGTAAGGAATTTCTTTAGCTGTCAAAGTCAATACAGCTGCACTAGCGCTAGCAGTAACTCTAGCTTCTTTGTGTTTATTAATTTTCTTTACAAAAGCATCAACCAAATCCTTCGGAGTTGTAGTCTTAGCGATTACTTCATACGTATGAGTAAACTGACCCGGAGCTTCGTAAATATCGTTATAAACCAAACGTAAAACATAACGATGACCAACTTCCGGAGCTACATTAGTAGCAGTAATAACAATCTTATCTTCAGCTTTAGCAACGAAAGGAGTTACTACCAAAGTAGGATTAGAACCTTTTTGAATAGGCATAGAGAATCTAATTACAGATTTAGTGCTCTTAGCACCAGCCTGATCATATACATCTTCTTTACCTTCACAAACACCTACATAAATAGATTTTGCTGCAGCAGCATTAGCTGCAGAAGTTAAAATTTTTCTGTTTTCATCAAACAGAGCAATTGCACCATCTGCCAAAGCATCTGCTGTAGAGTAAGAAGCAGGAGCTGTTTTAGCAATCAGTACAGTATTCACTTTCTGTAACATAATATTAATTTGTTTTTAGTTAAACGGATATCCTAGTTTAACTGTATTTAACCCTTCTACTCCTATGTTTCAAGTTTCCGCGTTAGGTTAAACTAAGAATTTAAAAAACGTATACTTACTCCATTGTTGAAACTTCGTTCATATACGATTGATATCTTGGATTAGCCTTATTTTCTAAGTATAATTCAGCCGCTATTTTTACGATTTCCTGATGAGTAGATACTGGCATATCCGTATATTCATCAAAAGGAGCCGTAGTAAGACTAATCCTTTTAGGAGTCCTCAAGTATGTGAGGATATAATTCTTTATATTGTAATTACCATCGGTATATAAATGGATTTCATTACCTTGAAATAATCTCAAAGGTCTTGCTGAAGTACCATGCAATCTATACTCTGATAATGTGTTTTGTCTTTGTCTATCAAAATTCTCAATAGTAGCTTCTAACACATCTGTGTGTTTAGTCCTAGGTTGACCATTAGGTCCCTTGGGCCAACAGTTGTTATTACTATAGATTACTGCTGTTTCACCTAAAGTAAACATATAATCTGTTGGTAATGTAACTACTTGTTCTTCTGGGAATGTTGTAAACTGATATGTCTTATTGGTTACAAGTGTACGAAGATCATCAATTCTTTTCTGATCTTGTTCAAATGCTGTACGCTTGTAATTGATACCTGAGTATCTAGTTTTAATAAATTTATCTAAACCAGCCATTAACCAATATTCAATATCTGCTGTAACTGGTTTCTCAATATTATTATCAAGCAAACCTATTTCGGTTTCAAATGCAGTTTGTAATTCAATGAACTTCATAATTATTCTCTATTACTTTGGTTAGATGGTTTAGTTTGTAATCTGTATTTACCTTCTGTGATAAACATATTAACAGCAAGGTCAACTATTTCACTATGAACAGATTCAGGTAATTCACATTTTGAAGCACCAGTTGTAGTATTAAATCTTAATGGTTTTCTATAGTAAGTAAGAATAACACCACTTAGAGTAGTGTAAGCATCTACTACTACTTCCATATACATATACTTAGTAGTTGGATCAGATATTAAAGCTACTGCTGGTTGTCTTACAATTGGAGTATTATAAGCAGTCTTCATAAACTTTGGTAGATCTCTATATTTTACTAATTGATTATCTACTTTAGTTTCAGTAGTGTATTGCTTATAAGTACCTTTTACTTTACTTACTGAATGTACATATAAGAAATACTCATCAGTAGTAGAATAAGGCAATCTATATCTAGCTATACCATTTGATGTAGAACCGCTTTGTGTGAGTTCTCTTTCAACCAATAAACTTTTAATAGAATCTGTATTTCTAGTTTGAGTATTAGTTTCAACTTCCATTTGATCATCACCTACATAGTTCATCATTACATAGCGATCTTGGGCCTCGTTTAACAATGAGAAAATAAGATCTGAATTAGGTTTTTGTTCTATAGTAAGAGTAGGATCTATCAACTGCAACCTACGCTCAAATTCCATTTGCATATTTTTCGAATCCACTTTATACCTCCTATTCTGCTAATTGTGCCACATACTGTGGATGTGATTGAACTCTTGGTGATTCTATATTTTCTAATGCCATATCAGCAGCTAACTTAACTACTTCATATTGCATATACTCTGGTATTTCGTCCATACCTGAAGTAATATCCTGATTATTTAATCTCTTAGGGTATGCTAGATAAGTTAAGTCGATAGTATAGGGACCAGTCATAAGATCCCTATCCACGAACACTATCAACTTATTATCTTCTAGTATAGCAACAGGTTCTTCTATCCAAGGTTTATTATTATATGTTTCTAAGAACCTCATTGCGTTTTCATGACTTATTAGTTTTACATTAGCTAATTTACTACCAAAATGTAATATACCTTGAATAAAATACATACGTTTATCTTGAGCCTGACTACCATAAGTAATAGTAGATTTAAAGTCATTGAGCATTAATCTATTACTAGTTGTTTCACTCAATAGTGTTAAACCTTTATCCGTTTTTACTAAACCTTCAAGGTCTGATACACGTTTACTATTTTCTTCAAAAGGAGTTCTAATAGTATTATTGCCCGTAAACTTGGTAGCTATTTTACTGAGGTATGCAGCATATAACCAATAATCTATTTCCTCAGGTAAAAAAGAAGGACAACCAGACATACCAATATTAACGGCATTCTTGTCAGCTTCTATTTTAAATGCTATATGTAATTCACTAATATTCATAATTATTTAGATTCAATTTCTTGCATGATTGCCATTTTGATATCTTGATTAGCCTTTTCATTTAAGAAACTAATAGCATCGTCTTGGCTTCTACCAATCACGTCAGTACCATAATAGTATACATTTTTTGACTTACGAATTACATTCTTACTAATTGCAGTCTCTAAAATGTATTGAGTATCTTTATTTTTGTTATCAATCCACAGTAGGAAGAATTTACGAGGATCTTTTTCAATCAATTCAAACAACTTGCTTTCTACTAATTCATTGCTAATGTTGTCTGACTTATGACCATAAATACGTAAACATTTACGCATCTCTTCGAGAGACATCTTATTAAATTCTGCAAATGCTTCACGTTTAATTTTGTTAAGTTTGTTAGCGGCTTCTGCTTCCGCATCGGTGTTAACTAACACATAATCATGTTGAGGTCTGATATTGCTTAAACCAGTTGCAACTCTTTTATGATTTTTTAAAAACAGATACGCTAATTCATCTTCAGGTTTTTCAGTATGCAAAAAAGTATCTTTAGCTCCTAATCTTACACTATAAGTTTTCCAAAAAGAACTAGTAGGTGCTAAATGACCTTCTTCATAACCCATAACTTTTTCAAGTCTACGAGCATCTTCTTCACTCAAACCTGTATGAATGTTACCAGCTCTTGTCCAATATGTACCAATATAATCGTAACAATTTTTATATTTAGCTATTCCAGCCCACGGATTTACTCGGGCGAATTTTAATACTACTTCCATAATTTTATTGTTTAAATAATAATCGGGGGCTAATGCCCCCTCTTATTAATATTTTTAATTTTCTAAAACATGTACAGGAAAATGAGTTTTATGCCTCAACATCCATGATGAGCTCCCCACATGCACGGGGATCGAACAAGCAAATGCCCATCTCACCTAACAAATGCACGCTATAGCCATCCTTTGCGTTTGATCTAACTGTACTTGCGTTCTTACCATAACCAGCACCAGGAGCAACAGAACCTGAAGTATTCCAGATTACCATTTCACGATCTTTTCTAACTACCTTAACGATGTTAGATTTACCATCTCTACGACCCAGATCCAAGAATGTCATTCTATAAGATTCCAGCGGTTTACCAGAAACTGGATGCAACAAACGATTGTAAGTTGTATCATCATACAGCGGGAAACGTTTCAATGTCAATTCGATACCATTAGTCATTTTGTAAGTAACAAACTGACCACCTAATACTAAAGACTGACCTGAACCGGTTACAAACTTAGTATCAATTAAATTCATAGTAGCAGCTTTCTGTTTCAAAACTCTATCGAATTCTCTCATACCCATCTCACCAGTCAAAGCAACAAACTTACGTTCATCGGTACCTAAAATATTATAAGATAGGTCAAACAAGAAGTCTTCCAATAGTTCAGCTGTCAATTCAGTGTAATAACGTCTATTAGACGGAGCAATCTGCTGCAACAAACCTGCAGGAATATATACCGGACGACCATTAGTACCCAGTAAAGAAGTAGAGCCATCTTTGTTTACGTTACTCTTGGAGTAAACCAACATACGTTCACATCTCTTAGACCATTCTCTCATAGCTTTCCATTCCTGATAATCAGACCATAAGTAAGAAGTCTTACCTGTTTTAGGATCTTTTAAAGCGATCCACAGTACTGTAGAATAAGCTGTACCTGTAATATCATAATCCAGACGAGTAGTAAACAAGAAGTTTCTCATCTTGAAATGAGTATTATAGTTCAGGATATCACCTTCTTCGCTGTATTCTTCATAAGCAGAAGCCAAACGAGATACCTGATGACCAGATACTAAATATTCACCAGGAATATAAGAACTAGATTGGCCATCAGCAATGAAACAAGTGTAAACCCATTCGTTACCATCCTGATAAGGTGCACCAGATACACGTACCTGATAGTTTCTGTCATCGAATTCCAAGATAGCACCTGGACCAAACCATTTATCTTCCAACCATAACATGATAGGTGTGTTACCCAAACCTGCCATAACTGTATCTGCATTAGCGGCAGTAATTTCTTGTCCATTCCACTTTGCAGAACGAATAGTTACAGCTCTATCGGTATCAATCATTACGTTCCATTCGTAATCTCTCTGATCAATTGACATTACGTTACCAAGACCACCAGTAATAGCGTCTAAAGACGTACTATAACCATCATCCTTAGAACCAAATACATAAGAAATAACACGTGTTACTTCATACGGTCTAGTTAACATTGCATTTGAAATCATGTTTTCATCTACAAGATCTGAAAACCATTTACCTCTACCGATCTGTAAATTATTTAAAATTCCGTTATCCATAAATATTAATAAAATTTATTTAATTAAAGTAGTTGTACTGCGCGACTAAATATAGAGTTAGAGGAGTTGGTATTGATTCTTCTTGTACCTTTACTAACACCCGTAGATCTGAGACTCTGTTTCAGATTTTTAATAGCTGAGCTAGTACCCATTTTCTTAGCAGTATCAAGTAAAGTGTCGCCTTTCATTGTAAAATAGGCAGACTCTATTAAATTTTTTACGCTTTTTGAATAATCTTTTTGATATTGAGTTTTACCATTAGCATCTGCTTTGAATATATATGCAAGTAAAGCTTTCTTATCTTTCTCGGGAACTTTAATTCCACGAATGTCTTTCATAGCGTTTATTTCACCGACAACGTCGTCCATAAACTTTTGTTGACGAGCTACCATTTGCTCATGTTGCTTTCTCTGATCTTCTAATAGCTGTTCCTTTTTGGTCTCTTCTATCTCCTTCATTGCTTCCAGAGCATCTTCAGCTTCGTCTTCTAAGATGCCAGCGTCTTCGTATTTTTCGATTTTACGAGCAATCTGCTTTTCGTTAAAACCTTTTTCAGCTAATAGCATCTTAACAATTTGCTTCTGATTACTTTCAATTGTAGTATCAAAGTTTTCATAATCGATCTCTGGAGTAAGAGTAAAATAATCATTAAGATCGCCGCCATTGCGTACAAATTCATCCAGTTTAGCCACGTCTTCATTGGCATACTGAGGAACTGATTGTTCTTTGATAACTTCTTTAAAATAGTTAACCAATTCTTCTACAGTCTTTGGTTTCTCTTCTTCTTCATCGTCATCAAATTCCCATTCTAATTCTTCAGCAATAGCATCGAATAATGCTGTAACTTTAGAAGATTCTTCTTCATCTACATCATCATCGTTATCATCGATATTATTGACATCATCATCTTCTTCTACTTTCTTAGTTTTCTTATTCTTTGTTTTATCGTCATCGTCGATGTTATCATCAATATCATTTACATCGTCATCATCATCAACCTCATCTTCTTCAGGTTCCTGCTTCTTGTTCTTGGCACCTGGAGTGGCTGGTCTAGCTTTTGCTGATTGTCTTTTCAATTCTTCTAACTCCTCATCAGTCATCGCATCGGGATCGTCCGGAGTAGGAGTAATTGTAGTCGTGTTAGAATGATCTTCTACAAACATATTAGATATTGCTTCAAATCCAAATAGTGTATCATTACTATTGTTATCCATAATTGTAATTAATTAGATTATTTTTTCTTTTTACCTTTATTCCATTTAGCAGCGTTTTGCGCAAATATAGCTCTTTTACGTGTTAAAGGATTTTTACTATGAGTTAATTCTTCAGTACTTTTACCTGTTCTCTTCTTAAGAGCGTTAAACTTACCTTTGTTTTTCTTCTTTATATGTATCCCACCATCTTTATAAGTTGGTATTGGATATAAGGGATAAATTTCTTCCATATTGATTATTCTTTATTTATTTCATATCCGGCAACAGGTAATAATAATGGAGTAATAAATTCCATTGGAGTTAAATTATTTATCCTATCTACAAATCTAGATTTATTTCTATACATGTTGTATTGCAATTTATTAGCATTATTAACAACACCTGTATTTCTAGGATCAAATAAAAAATCTTCAATAGTATTTTGATTAACCTTTGAACTCCAGTCATGTATCTTACCTTCATTTACTAAAGCTCTTTTCAAATGCAACATATGGGATTTTGATTCACTAGGATCTAATAAATACGCTTGCATGTTTGGATTAATATTAATTCCTTTATTACGTAATTCTCCTGGACCCATAATATTACCTTCATCTAGTAAATATGTTAAATAACGATTGTTTGCATCTGATGCCAATTGATCAGCTAAATGCCCTAATTCATGATTTGCTGTTCCTGGTAAATATTGTAATGGATCTATAGTAATAACATAATCATCAACTACAGGTCCATAGTCTTGTACATCTCGTACTCTACTTATTTTTGCATTTTTATTACCTGGCAATTCTGCATATTTAATATATTTACCACGATTTGTCATATCTCTTGCAGCTATTCTTTTGTATGCATCAAGATAATCTGTACCATACGCAGTATCAATTCCTTTTACTAACTCATAAGTTTTCTTATCTGGTAGCACCGCATCTTCTATAGTCTTATTAATTTCTTTTTCATATTTCTTGATATTTCTATCTCGTCTTATTACTTCAGAAAATTCAGAATCATAATCACTTTCCTCTTTGACTTTTTTCTTATTCTTTGATGTTTTACTACGAGCCTTTTCTGCCAAAATAGAAGGATATTCATCAACCATACTACTATGTATTTCAATAGGAGTGTTTAATGTGTTACTTACTCTAGATTTTATTTTTCTTAAACCCTTACCAACACCCCAAGGAATGGCATTCATTAATGTACTTACCGCGGCATTACCATAATTACCTTTTTCTAATTCTTCTGCAGTAGTAATCGCATCTTTTATATAACCTGCAGGAGTTATATATGCTTCAGGTTGAACTAATTCTGCTTTACCAGATATTTGTTGCTGTCTCTTATAATACTCTGGAGTACCTGGAGTAAGACCTAACTCTTTGGGTGGTACTATCTTTTTACCACCGTCTTCGTATCCAGGAATTGAATCAAATTGTGATTTAATATCAAAATAGCTAGCATTAGGATTCTCAGCTCTAACGGCATCATATATTTGTTTACGCTCTTTTAATGTTAGATCTGACCATTTCATAATTATTTATTTTCTTCAGGAAATAACCAATGTTCAGTATAGAAATGATAATAATTCTTATCTTTACATACTTTAGAATGTAATCCTGCATGTATTAAACTAGGTAAACCTATTACTAATAAATACAAGGGACCTAAGATTTTCGATTGTCTAGTATGGCCCAGTTCGTGACGCAAATGCTTAATATTATTAACAATAATATAATTCCCAAGAGTGATGCCACTCCGCATGTTACTAGATAACTTACATTTAATACACTCACCACAAGTTTCTTTAGTACAGACTTCATAACCTTTATAGCAATGATACAAGGCTAACCCCAGTAAATTCTGGGGTAATTGCCAAGTATACAATGCTGCGTTTTTAATTTTATTTAACAGCTTTTTCATATTACTTACCTGTTTTACCAGTTTTACCACCTTTCTTGCTTCCGCCTTTTTTACTTCCACACGCCATAATTAATTCCTCCTATTTTTTAGTTTTAGATTTAGATTCACCTACTACTTCATTTTTTAAAGCTGTCTTAGCTTTTAATTTCTCACGTTCCATTGCCGCTTTATCTTTAAGAATCTGCAACTTCTTAGCTTCTTCTAACTTACGTTTTTCCAAAGCTATTCTTTCACGTTCAATAGTAGCTTTAAGTTTTTCAGCTTCTTTCTGTGCTTCTATTTTACGTTGTTCTATTGCTTTCTTATTATCTTCAGCACGCATCTTATTTGCAATATCCATTTGTTTAGTCATTGCATCAGATACAGCTTTTTGTCTTTCAATTTCTTGCTTACCTATTTCTACAGGATCTGGTATACCATTCATATCTTGATCCATATTTTCAGAACCACGATAAGCATTCAATTGAGCAACAGTAATCTTAGTAGCATTATCTTGATCAATTTTATATTTTTCAAGATCCATTTCAGCTTCTTTGAGCATAAGTTCTTGTTCTTTAACTTCATTCTGCATCTGAACAAGTTGCTGTTGCTGTTGTGCTTCTTGCTCTTGTAAAGCTTGTTGCTGTTGCATTCTATTATTCTCGATATCTCTAAGCTTAGATTTAATCATACTTAAGTTATCCAGAGTAATGATCTCAGCAATATCTAATAATGATGCACCATTCTGCATTGCGGGTTGAATCAAACTATGTAATTGTTCGATTGCTTGATTGTCCTTAGTACTATCAGATACAAATATATCAAAATCTTCGTAACAAAAGTTATCATCTATTTGTAAGAATACTCTTGTAACGTCATCCTGCATATAATGTAAATACTTTTTAGTATCTTTCCAAGCATACTTAGATGTATCTAATAACATTGATAAAACTCTTTTCTTTACCTGATTGTGTAACCAGAACCAAGGTTCAGTAATGTGTGCAGATTGAACTACAGATCTTTCAACATTACCAACTAATTCATTACTAGAAATAGCTCCTTGTCTCTGAGGAGATACACCAGATAATTCTGATACCATTTGTTCTATCTTATCTAGCAATCCAATATAAGTATTAATAGTATTGGCCATACTAGCATCAATAGAAGCCCATTGATTGTATGGTGATGGTTTACCACCTTCTCTACCAGGAATGTTCCATCCTTCTTCGTAAGGATTAACAAATACTACACCCAGTGCATTCATGTAATGCATCCATTTATCAACATCAATACCCATACTTTTTGGTATTTGAGTCACGTCAATAACTGGAAGTTTGCCTTTATCTCTTGCTATAGCTAATTCTAAACGATACCATAAAATAATATACATATACTGTAATGGTTTCATAATAGCTACTAGAGACTTAGCTTTACTATTGGTGTTACTGTAAGCCACTCCAGTATAAGGTAATTTGCCAGAATTTAATGTAGAACTATTTTCAAACTGGTATTCTACAGGTTGCATTCCAAAGTAAAGTGCATCTTCATCACCTTCGTCTGCAGTTCTATAGCCTTCCCAAGTTTCAGTAATCCATTTCCATTCAATATCTATTTCATTACCTGTTTCTTTATAAGTTTCATCTACTTCAAATTCTTCAACTGTTTCTGTATCAGGATTTATAATAGTTACAAAACCTATTTTCTTAAATGATTTCCAGCATACATGATATAATATAACATCATCTAATACTCTGTCTTCTAGATATCCATTAATTGAATTATCTCTATTTAAAGTAATATGATTATAATCATCAACAGGACTTTTGTCAGGACCATAGCCAGAAGTAGGTTTCTGACCTACTAATTCTAATAAATGATTTAACTGTTTTTCATCTAGTTTATCATAATAATCATCATATAAACTAGCTACTGATGTACGTATTCTTCTTACACACCAAGATGCTTCATCTACAAATTCAATACCTTCTTCTGCAGGATACTTAAAATCCATAGTATTAACTCTCTCTGCAAATGGATCACCATTTCTAATACCTACATAATAGAATTCTAATCCACCACATAAAGCATCTTTAAATCCTTTTTCAAATTCATGTGGTAAATTTAATTTTTTCCATAAGAAGTTCAAAGAATTGTATGCAGTTATTTCTGCGACATCTTTATAACTTTTAGTGAGATATTCTTGTATTTTTTCTGGTGTCTGTATTTCGCCTGTTTGTAAAGCTTGTTGAAATCTTTGTTGTTCTTCTGGACCTAATTGAGCCATCATTGCTGCTTGTGCATATTCCAGTAACATTTGTTTAGCTTTCTCTTGAATATCTCCAGCAGCAGCATCACTGGTTCTACACACATTGTAGTTAAAAGGTCTCTTTGTTTCTTCTCCTAATAGTAAATCTATTTTAGGTCTAATTATATTATAGTCCTGAGCCATTGCTGGAAAACCATCATCTTGGTTAAAAGGATTTGTAACATACTTAAGATCTTTTTCATTATATATACTATTATATAAATCATAATAACTCTGTAATTCCTCTTCATCTGGAATTGAGTTAGCAGAAGAAAAACCAGATATACCTATAAAATAGTCTACACAATCTCTACGCCATTCCTCTGTCTTTTTAGACATAGGTAGCTTTTGTACAGGCATGTTTGATATATTTCTTTCCATATTAGTTAGTAAACATATAAGTGGTTGTACTAAAACTGTTATTTATCTGTGGCTCATAAGTATTATCGTAATTTTTAAATAAAGGAGCATTAAATAATCTAATATGTTTCTCCTTTTCAGTCTTTTGTTTTACTTGATAATTATACAATTGTTCTTTGTATATCATAATCTGTAGTAATGCCATTACTCGGTCTACGTTAATTTTTTCATTATATTTAATTAGTTCTTCGAGTAATGGTTCAGACATAATGGTATTTAACCTTAAGGTATCATTACCAAGATCTTCTTCAAGCCATTCTTTTATTCTATCAATACCCCAAGCTTTAATCTCTTTTGTCATATGACATCCTTTTCCTCTGTTTACTTTAGAGGAATTGGTGATGTCTCGTATGATATCTGGTTGATCTGCTAATAAATAATTACAATGCTTATTATTAAAATAAGTAAAAATACCAGTATTCTGATTTTCTACCATTGCTTTAGCATTATAATACTTAAGTAACTTACGAACATTCTCATAGAACTCTTCAGCTGTTTTAGGTCTACCAGTATACTCTGCGACTATTATATCTTGATAGGATTCAAAATCTTGAAAACGTTTGTATATAATACAAGAACCAAGAGAATTAGTACCTGATTGATCTTGATCATATGGGTCAATGCCGGCAATATATAAACCAAAAGGTGCATCCTTTACTGGATGTTCCCATATTACTATAGCCCCCGTAGGATCAGCGGTTTTAGGTAAAGGAAACTCTTTTATATCATTTTTATTTTTTGAGATATTCCACACTATTTCTCCTTTTACCTCAGTAAGGTATCCTACTTGTTTAGCATTAGCTAATTTCTTATTAGTTCTTATTCTAGCTAATTGTTTTTGTAATTCTTTTTTGGGAAATATGTTACCTGATAGTTCAGTAAATGCTTCTGCTGGTGTCTCTGAATGTTCGGCACAATATCTATCTACCTGTTGAGAACTTTTAGCACTTTTTAATTCTTCTTCTCTAAGATTCAATATGAATTCTCTGGCTTTCTCGTGTAATGTATTGCCATCTTCATCCATATACAATCTTTTACCATTCTCATCACGTATATCTAGATTAGTATGCTGCGGTACAAAGAATCCACACGGTTTACCACCTTGCGCCCCTTCATCCCATATATTATCAAATTCTATACAGTTAAATGCTTTAGGATCATAAAACGCATTTCTTAAACCCGCTACGTTATCACCTTCATCACCACCTGTACCAAACATAATCATCAAACCAAATGCTACACCATCCTGTTCTACAGAAGGTCTAGCAATTTGCCAGGCTGCTTCTAATTGATTATTAGATCCAGCTTCTTCCCATAAGATTAATTTACCAGCTTTACCACGAACTGAATCAGGATTGTCTTTAATAGATACACCCATTATCTCAGACTTATAACCTGTTTCTACTTTGTTACCATAATCATCAGTAACAAGCATAGAAGCTCTACGTCTCATGGACGTGTTTGATACTTGTCTCTTTTTACCCCAAGCTGTATTACCATCAATAAAATCCATGTAATCCCAAGCCTTAGTAAGAATACCATCTTCTGTTAAATACTGTTTATTAGCAGCATATACATATGATTTTGAATTAGGTATTAAAAAGAAGTTTCTACATAGCATAGCACCACCTTTGTAACTAAAACCTTTACGTCTAGCTTTTGCTACGCATAAGTGTTTACCTTGATTCTCAGCTTCTTCTATAGATAAGAAATAGTAATAATCATAATCATAAAAATCAGGAAAAGCTGTTTCACGAGTCTTCTTTACTACATCATGTCCTTTTGCATCTTTTGTAATCTTATAGATAATTCTTTGAATAGGACAGTAATTAAGATAAAAATAATTATAACCTGTAATATAATCACCATCATCCGCAGTAAATCCATTAATACATCTATCCATTTCGGTTTCCCAAAACGAGAAGTATTCTGAAGTTCCTTTAGGGTATAAACAGTAAGAGCCGGTCTCCATAAACTGGATGGCCGGCTGTCTAAATTTATTTGAATTTATTATCTTCTTACTGAAATCAACCATGTTACTTTTTCTTAAACCAATTTTTGATCTTTTGCCAGGTTGAAATTTTAACAGGTGCCTTTTCTGGAATTGGCATACTACCCTTACAAGGTGTATCTAAATATTCCTGATGTCTTTTATATGCTTCTGTAAAATCCAGAGTAATAGTACCGTTAGCCTTGGCAGTTTTGCCAGATGTCTTAGTCTTAGCCATATCTTTATAATTTTATGCAGCAACGCTGCTTGGTTTTTAATGTTTTAAATTGTGTTTATATTGTTACAACTACTTCGGTAATTCGAACGGATTCAGCTCTCCGCCACCTCTTACTTTTGAATTTGACAATTCTTCTGCTCTTACAGAAGACTCGAGTAAATCTAGAGATTTTATAGTATTACCTAATGAACCCATACCTGCTAATATATCTTTTACTTTCTTTTCATCAAGTTCATCAGCTAAGGATTCACTATAGTATCTAGATATACTTTCTAATTTCTTTCTAGCATTTTGCAGTAGTTGTAGTGTTAAGGTGTTTGCAAATGCTATATAAGCTTGTTCAGCTTCAATTACTTCTTTGGGAAGTTTTATATTTTTATCTCCAAATAATTCTTGTTTTAATCTTGGCTCTATCTTATCACTGTCCATACTTTGGACATAAGGACTATCATATTTGTTTTTAAGAACTATATATGAGATATATTTAGTAGCCATTTCTTTATCTGCCTTATCGGCATCCCACACCTTTTTAAAGGCTGGGATACCTAGGGCATCATTGTGTATAACTACTTTACCTGCCAGAATATCAAATAGTTTCATTAGTTCAGACAACAATCACAACAAACTTTTTCACAATTTCCACAATCACGTGACTTCATATAATTGTTTCTCATTTCTCTTAATTCTGCTAATCTGTCGATAGCAGAAGCACAAGGTACAATTACAATTTCGGGGGCTTTATCTTTTTCTATAGTAAACGTATTGAACAATATACTAGGTTCGGTAATTTCATATTTTTGACCTTCGTAGTATAATTCTCCAGCTTCAGGTAAAATGTAATAATAATTGATTATATCGTATTTGTCAAAAGGATCCTGAATATTTTCAATAGAACCATCCGTACTGCTTAACAAATTGTTGTATTTTAAATTGTAAATCATATTAATCAAATTTTAAGTATCTTAATTTATAATGTCTATTTAAAGCATCAATTGCTTCTTGTTTAGTGTAAAACGCATTTACGTACTCCGGATTACGACTGTAGTTATTTATTATCTCCTTCAGTTGTTCCGCTATCTCGTCCTGATTCTTGTGTCTCATTTTCTATTGTATTATCTGATGAACCAAAACCGTTTTCACCTCTGTCACCTTCAACTAATTCTTCAGCTAGAGTAGGTTCAATAGTAGGATAAGGCATAATAATTAATTGCGCAATCTTTTCACCCGGTTGATAAATAGTAGGCAATGCATCAGTAGTAAGTTTAAACTTACACATAATTTCACCTCTGTAACCAGCATCTATTACAGCTACACAGTTACACATTGATAATGATCTCTGAGATACAGATGATCTCATAAAGATGAAACCTACATATCCTTCAGGAATCTCTACTGCTAAATCAGTATGATATACTAATACCATTTTACCACTCTTATCAAATTCCTGAGTAAACCTAGTAGCGGTTAGATCTAATCCTGCATCATTTGGGTTAGCATAAGTAGGTAATACCGCATCTTGTGTTAATTTCTTAAACTTTACTTCCATGTTATTTTCTTACTATATTATTTCCTAATATTATTTCGGTCATCTGTGCTGCTAGATTTGCAGCATAATCTTCAGCAAAATTGCTCTTACTTACTTCTTGATATATTGCTTTTAGCATCTGCATTATTGTTGCTTGATTTAGCAAAATCTGATCTAGTTTTTCTTCCATTCTTTGCATAATATAAAAGAGCTAAAGCATTCCAAGCAATTGCTGCTTCGTGTCTTACTTTGATTTCAGGATCAAATTCCTCTAGAGAAGAAGCATACAAATGTCTTAATAAAGCTCCTTTGTAACGCTCATAACCATTATCAAGATTCTGCCAATTGTTATCCCCATACTTCTTAGCGCCTTCTGTATATACTCTGGCTATGTCTTCAAGACAATCTAGTGGTATTAATTCCCATCTTGTTTTATCATCTTTTCTGTCGTTTTTCTTTCCTTCCATCGTAAATATTCTTCTAATTGATCCACACACCAAGTAACTAAATACGCATATTGTTCATTTCCCTCATCATAACCTTCAGTATTCATTCTAAGAAAATCATAAACTGCATCTGCATAATGAATTGATTCGTGAGCTAATGTAGAACATTCTACTTTAGATTTTAATACTATTAGTATGCCCATGCTTCCACTTTTCTTTTCTGCTACCAAATAAGTAACCCCTAATGCGTTATTTGGTTTATCTGGTGTTTCACATTTATCTTCATTTTGAAGATGTTTAGTAGTTAAGAAAAAGTCAAAGAATTGAGTTATTTCATCCCAATTATCTATATCTGATATATAAAGATTTATTGGATACAAATTCTGAAATAGTAGAATATTACGAGGTTTGTTCAATTTCTTTGCCATATTTCTTTTTAGGTTTTATCTTGAAAAGATAACTAAACATTATTGGTTTGATATCATCGGTATTACTTATCTTTTCATTTGCAAATTTAAACGGATGATTACATATTACTTCTACTACTTGATAAGGTATGTTATATTTGTTAGCTAATTGGGTATATATGCTAATTCTTTTTTGAGAAATCATATGCTATTTTATAGTTTTCATTCCAAAGTAAATCATTTGGATTACTACTTGAATCTATAGAATTAGGTCTAAGCGTATTAGCAAATATTTTTACTGTATCAAAACAATCATTAGCATCAAAAATAACTAAAGAATTTAATAAATTAATTTCTTCTTTTGTATAGTCTTCTTTTGGTTCTAAGATTATTAATTTATCATAATTATTGTTACCTTTAGTAATAGGAAAACATAATTCTATTTCTCTTAGAAAGAAATAAAAATTATTATATGGTAATTCTTTATGAAATAACTTATTAAATAGTTTAGTTATTCTTGAATGTTCTTTCCAAAGTAAGATGCTACCAGGTTTAATTTTCAGAGTTTCCATATTTTATTTTTAATATAATAGTCAACTGGACTCTATCACCAATAATAACGGGTATTAAAGCTTTATTCACACATAATTCATCTTCTGCAGGACCAGCTTTTAATATCCCTTTATCTTTGAAAGACTTAATGTATCTACTCAGGTTATCTTTAGTAATACCTAGATTCTCAATAATCCATTTTCTATTGTGTCTATTAGCTACATTTTTATTTGTATTTGGTTCTTTTTCATATTCAATATCCATTCTAATCAATGTAGCCATTAACTCTAATTCTCTATCGGTTAACCTGAGTATGCCATTAAGTGTATGTAAGAATTCTGTTATAAGTTCATCCTTGTTGACTTGTTTAACAAGCTTATTCATTTATAATAGATTCAAATTTATTTAGAACTTTCATCAGATTAAAGTAAACAGTATCATGTTCTACTTTTTGACACGTAGGCATTTTACCTGCTTCATATTTTTCTTCAACTACTTTATTACGTTGATTATATTTATTCTGTAATCTCTTAATTTCTGTATAAAGCTTTTTTACTTTATCAGAATTGTTATCAATTTTATCTTCCTTAGTAGGAGATAAAAGACCTGCTTTTGTATAGTTATCGATCACTTTTGCAGAAATAACCATACTCTTTGCCGAATAAGTGTTGTCTGTAGTTTTCTCTGAACTCATGATGAAATTTTCATTTTCTTTATTATAAGAAAATACATCATCTACTTCTGCACATCCAAAAGGTTTAATAACTTTATACTCTGTAATCATATTACTTATTTTTAAATTCGTTAATTGCAAGTTGTATCCACTTATTAATATCATTAATGTCTTTAATCACATTCAATCTAATTTGCCCATTTGGAAGGAGAGTTATAAGCTTACTATAATCTCCTAACATGTTTTGTATCATTTGTTGTATCATGACTCTATAACGTAATAGTTGTGTTTTTGTTGCAACTTTTTACAAATAAAAAGGGGTTAAGTAAAAACCTAACCCCTAGTGACACCACATACAACCACGATTTAATTAAAAGACTAACGCTTTAGTCTAGTTTATTTTTTAATAAAAGCTACTACATTATATGGATTTACTAACTGAGAATCTTTAAATAGATCAAAATCAATTGTAGATTTTCTAGAGTAAGCTATAATATCACCTACTTCAGGATGATTGTCAGGATCTGTCCATTGATAGTTAGCTGGAATTGCTAACACTACACCTTTCTTAAAGGTTGTAGGTACTTTCTCTGTAACTGTTTCACTATCTGTAATCTGATAGCCATTTTCATCTGTTTCCCCAGTATTAATAGGCTTTGTTATTTCTTTTTCAATATACTCTTCTGGTAATGGTTTTACCAAGATATCTTTAATAAATTGAAACTCTAACTTAGACAGTACTGTATTTAATAATTCTTTATCTTCTGTATTCATGAATAACTTAATTTAATTGGTTACTATAACGTAATAACTCTTGAAAATGTTCCAAAAATATTATAATTTGTATTTTAGTATATTACCACCGGTGCAGCATATATCTAAAGCTATTTTTGGACAATGTTTTCTATCTTCAAAGACACATCCATCACAACTACCGTTAGGTTGAGGGTGTACTATGTATTCAATATCGTTGATTGTTACTAAGCCTTTTAATATAGCTTCTTTAGCCTCTGGTTCTCCCATTTCTAATCTAATCATAATTAAACTCTCCATCACAAGGATCTATATCAAGCTCTTCATCATTGCAATAGTTATAATCTATATCATCCATAATAGTATTAAGTTAAGTGATCTAGAGTAAGAGTAGATAGTTTATAATTTGTTATCTTTACTCTGGAATAATACATCTATTACTATCTATTACTCAGTAACAGATAACGTTTGACATATCAATTTTGTTCCATTTTTAGTAAAATAAAAATAATTATAACATTATTTATGATTATTTAACGAAAT